GCCTTTAAATTTAAAGCAGTTTGAGTTGGTACAGATACGGGTTTGGTTGCATCAGATGTATTATCTACGTTACCAAGTCCAACTTGAGTAGCAGTTACGGTATGAGGATTAGTTGAATCAGAAACGTGATTAGATAAATCAGATGAATTGGCCTTTGAATTTAAAGCAGTTTGTGTTGCTGTACTAACTGGTTTATTAATATCAGATGTATTATCTACGTTACCAAGTCCAACTTGAGTAGCAGTTACGGTATGAGGATTAGTTGAATCAGAAACGTGATTAGATAAATCAGATGAATTTGCCTTTAAACTTAAAGCAGTTTGTGTTGGTCCAGATACGGGTTTGGTTGAATCGGCCGTATTATCTACGTTGCCTAAACCAACTTGAGTAGCAGTTACGGTATGAGGATTGGTTGCATCAGAAACGTGTGCGGTCAACGCGGTTTGATCTGCTTTTAAATCAAAAGTAATATCTGAAATTTCTTTTACAACTCCAATAATATTTTGAGTTCTATCACCACTAATTTTAGGGCAAATTATATAAAGTTCAGCTGTTGCCTTTGGTATAGAATAAACTTTAGCTACATCTATCTGGCCACATATTAAAGTTGTTTTTGAATTATCAGTATTACAGTAAACGGCCATAGTATTACTGCCTATTGGAGATGCAATAATTTCCCCGCATGTTATATCAGTTTTTGCATTTCCATCTAAGCCAAATAAGTAAAACGCGAATGAGTTATCGCCTGTAAGATTTACTCTGCCAAAAGTTAAATTACCGTCTTCATCACTTTGATATCCTTTTGCGTCAGTTGGAATATAAATCTCGCCAATATTTACTTTACACCTGTTAATACTCTGTTCAGACCTAATACCAATGCCACCGGTTTGTGAACCGGCTTCACCTCGCATATCTAAAGTATTAGCAGTATAGTAAGAATTTGTTGCATTAACAAAATTAACTAAAGTGGAGCCAGGTGTGTTTGTGTCGGCATAATGAGTATCAATAACACAGGATGAATTATTACCAATAGTAAGGTTTCCAATAAATGTTGATGTTGGCGCAAACACGTGAATGTTATCTGAAATGTTTACATTTCCTTCAAAGTATCTGCCACCATCTAAAACATCAATTCTTACACTTCCTACAAACCCTGGTTCAGCTATTAAAGTTTGCGCTGCATTCACAGCACTGGTTATTGTTAATTTTGCATCATCAATATTTAAACCCTGGTTAATATTATTACCAGTCTTAGAAACATATATAGAATGAGTTTGGTCAGTTAATTCTACTGGGCCACCTGTTCCTGTACCACCCTCAATATCTGCAGCTACCCATGTTTGAGAATCTGTATCATAGAGAATACCTTGGCCCTGCGCCGGCGGATTTGAAAGAAAATCAACATCAATTAACTGTTCTAAAGAAACATCATGCGGATTGGTTTTACTTAAGGCATGACTGTTTAAAGCTGTTATTCCACTTGAATTACTAGCAATAGCCGAGTTGACAGTAGATGCAAAATTCTCGTCATCGCCAAGAGCCTCAGCCAATTCATTAAGAGTATTTAATGCACCGGGCGCGGAATCAATTAAATTAGTAACTTTTGTATCAACTTCTGTTTTAGTATATGTAGTTGATTGATCTGCTTTTAAATTTAAAGCAGTTTGAGTTGGTCCAGATACGGGTTTGGTTGCGTCGGCTGTATTATCTACGTTGCCTAGTCCAATTTGATCGGGAGCAACTTGATGAGGATTGTCTCTCCTAAGTGCATGCGAATCGGGTACTGGATCGGTATTATCGCCCAGCCCCAAGTCCGAAGTCTCACTAATAACACGTGGGCTAACTTCGAAGATACCTTCTAAAACTCTAATTACTGTGCCGCTGTCACTGAAAATCTCAGCATCATAATAATACCGCCCGGCCTTCATAGCAGCGGTTTCTTCTGAGGTCAATGATAAACCTATAAGACCATCAGCTTGATCAATATAATCACATGAAAGGTTTACTCCATATTCGGATTTATAAGTTTTCCTAACTTGTCCTCTAACATTGTAGCCGGTACAATCAAAAGCAGAGCCGTCTTTGTTTTCAACATTGACGGCTACAGAAAAAGTGCTGCCTTTGTCGGCATGCAAATCGATATTGGTTGACATAGTATTATTTATATTATAAGTGAATTAATATATCAACGTCACCTTTGATATAATATTATTTATCAAATATAATGTTCCTTCAAACTTTTCATAATAGCTTCAGCTCCAATAATTTTATCACCGTTTATTAACACTAATGTCGGCACACTTTTAATTTTATTTTCAATAAAAAAGTTTACATCTTCAATAGAATCTTTATATTCTATATCGATACCTTTCTTTTCAAACTCACTTTTTAAAAGTTTACAAGGACCGCAAAATTTACTTGTTGCTAATATTAAAGTTTTCATTACTCTTCTTCCTTTGATTTTATATCTGCTTTGGCTTTATTAGCTAAAGTGTTTTGAATACCAACATATGCTTGTTCAATTTGATCGCGTTGCATTTTTGATAAACTACTGGTTTTATTTTTAATGAATTCATATTCAGCTGAGACATCAATCATTATTTCTTTTTGAAATTCATCTAACTCTTCCTCGCCAACTTCATTTAATATACCAAAAGCTAAGCGACGTTTAAAGTGGTAATCTGGTTGATTTATATTTGTTTGTTTCATTATGATTTCTTTTTAATAGTTTTTCTTTTAGTGGTTTTCTTTTTAGTAGTTTTCTTTTTAGTCTTAATAGGCTTAACTTCGCCCATTGTTTCTTTTTCTTTTAACCTAGCAATAACAGTTTCGGCATCCATCCAAACATCTTTATCTTCGACAAGCTGTGAAATTTCATTTGTAGTTAGAAACCCTTCATATGCGTGCCTTAGTAGTTTCTCAGTCCACTTTCTTTCATGCATTACGCCGTGATAAATTTCTGCGCCCTTTCCAACAACTCCACCTGAATAGTTATGGAAAAGAAACACACTATGATCGGTTACTGTAAACTCATCACCCATTAAAAATAGAAGAGTCGCAGCTGACATACATGCGCCTTCAACACACATAACAACTGTTGCTTTAGTCTCTGAAAGAACTTGCATAAATTGAATCGTTGTAAACAAATCCCCACCTGGGCAATTAATATGAAAGCGAATAATATCAGATTCACGTGCTGCACGAATTCGTTGAAACCAATCAATATAATCTGAGGCTGGTCCGATCTGAGATGAAATATAAAAATCAGAAATTGTACCATAGTCAGTAACAAATGGATCGTTGCGTCTTTGGACCATCATATCTTTTAACGACGGCTCACTCTCATTTCTTTTATTGTTATCGGGTTGTATCATAATAGTTTTGTATAGTTTCAATTAATTGTTTTGTATAGTTATCGCGTTTTTCTTTAAACACGATTGGTGTGGGCGAGTCATCAACTGCCATTAGAATAACTGTTTGTGTTACGGGGATTCCGGTTCGTTCTTCAAACATAATAGCGTAAGCAGATGCTTGCATGAAGTAACTAGTAATATATTCTTTCTTTTTAGCTTGCCTCGCGGTTTTAAAATCAATGATTGAAAGCTTGCCATCAAACTCAGCGATACAATCAACACGACCCGCAAGTTTTAAATGATCAGAATAAAGAGCGCCTTCCTGTAAATATATATTAGTTACTCTTTCATCAAGAACTGGACGAACCGCATTAAACAATGCTTTAACGTTTGGCATTTCATTTGGCGCAAACCAATCTTCTTCGTTATTAAGATATTGCTCAATAGCTTCATGCATTGCAGTTCCTCGAGTGCAAGCATGTTGACAAATTCGATTAGCTTCTTCTTCGCCTACTCGTTTCTTCCAAGCTTCGATTCCTTCTTTACTTAAGGAACCGAGAACGGTTGTAATACTTGGATATGCCGTGCCTTCTGGAGTTATATATTTTCTACCAGATGTTTTAGTTTCGCAAACCAAATCGTCATAACCAATTGAAGTAGGCAAATGATTAAAAGTAGTACCTCTAATTGGTTTTGATAATAAAGATCGTAGCGACATTATTTAGTTTCAATAGTGGATTTTTTACCTGCTCCCTTTTTAATAGATTTAAGCACGTCATTCCATTCTCCACCAGCTCTTGTAATAGGGCTTTGAAAACCTTCATATGAAACACGAACCGCGGTTGGAACTCTTTTAACCTGTCCTTCAACTCCGCATTTTGGGCAAGGTTCGCTTAAAGGGATATCTCTATCATCTACAGGATAACGAGCATCCCAGCGTTCTTCACAGCTTAAACATGTATATTCATATGTCATATTATTCTGCAACTAACTTTAAATTAGGAAATGCCTTTTGAACTGTTGACAAAGTAATACCTTTATATAGACTTTTAAGATCTTTATCTTTCATTGCAATTAGAATCTCTGCATCTTTTGGATGAACTGATTCCAATAATCTAATAAGGCCTGCTTCTTTTTTAAAAGTAGGAACTCGTTTATTTTGTGCTACTAGATTTTTTAATGATGAAATTGATTTTTCAATAGATCTATATTGTTGCCCAGGGACATTGCTTTCATCTTTCTTATAAGGAGGCGCTCCTTCTGGAAAATCAAAAGTAATATCTTCTCTAAAGTTAACTTGAAGAATTGTCTTCAAAGCAAAAGTTGCGTCTTCTTGTAGGATTTTAACTCGATCTTTAACATTATTAGCCGCCTGAACTTTTTCAAGAGTTTCATACGGTAAACGAGTTACAAATTTTTTCGATGTTTGGTTTTTCATAGTTGTTATATTATTTTATAAAGAATTCATCAGCACAATTTACGAGCTGGTTGCATCTATTTTGAATTAGATAATTCAGTATCTTTGAATTATCATTTTTTTGGTTTTCTTCTTTTTGATACTCGGCTTGGATATCTTGCACTACTTCGCTGGGAATCTTTGATAGGTCAATCATAGTTTGGTTACGTATGTAATTCCTATATGTATTTTCGTCAAGGACATCTTTTAGATCTTTAGTCTTTGATTCTTCATGCCATTTTTTAATCTTAACTTTACTTAAAGGAGTTTGGCGTTTTGCTGTAACAAAAGTATCATCGCTTGATAGAACGTTTGGAACGCCGTCACCAGCGTCGCCTCTAAGAACATGCTCGAACAAATACATCGCAGGAGAAGGATCGGTAACTGCTTTCTTTTGGCCTGGGCTAAACTGTTTAACATTTGAATATTTCTGCAATTGAATAAAGTCTTTATCAGAACTAACAATCATTACCTTTTCATGTTTACCAAACTCCTGAGTGCTTTCAACAAGTGTAGCAATAATATCATCTGCTTCTGCACCATTAACATGAACCACAGGATAAGGGAAAAACTCTATAAGCTCTTGTTTTACTTTATCAATCATACCAAAAACTTCTGTCCAATCAATATTACTTTTCTCTCTGGTTTTCTTACGGGCCGCTTTATATTCTGGATAAACCGATTTGCGCCAGCTTCTATGGTCGCAAGCAATAACCATCTCGCCATATTCTGATCTGTATTTTACATTATACATCCTTAATGAATTAAGAATAAAGTGGCGAATCATGGATTCATCTAAAGTATTTGCTGGTTGAGAAAATACGGAGGCGATTGATATTGCTGAGAAGTCGATAATTATCATATATGGTTAACTTTGTTATTAATAATATTATATACTAAAATTGAGGCTTTGTAAATACTATTGTTTCAGTATTTTCACATGAGAATGATGAATACGGCAACTTATTATGCCATTGTGATAATCCTCGCGTAATAAAACTTCTCTATCAAATTGTTCCTTTGTTTCCATGTAGGAGAGTTCTCCTGCTCCTTTACATAAGTGCAGTATCTCTCTTTTGACAGAATCTAAGCCATTCTCTTCTATTAATTCTTTAACAGCTTCACTTGATCCACAGTAAGTTTTCCAATCAGATTCCTTTAAAGATCTGCGCTTTCTTTTCTTTCCTTTTAACGGAGGACGAGTCACCTTACTCCAAAACCGTTTTTTTCCGATATATTTCATTCCATTATCGAAAGTTACTAGATAAACAAATCCAACATAATCCTCGATCATCTCAGTTGTAAATTCTTTATCGTTATATAACCACATTCTAATTTATATATACAACATTATAAATAACATTAATATGATCCCGTTTAAAGATTTTATCAAAGAGGAAGAACAAAAGTTTCAACCACCGGCTGGAGCAGTTGCAGCAGCTAAAAAGGCTATTGAGTGGAAAGAGAAATACCCCAATGAAGTTAAAGCAATGACTCGCACTGGATGGGTAAGAGCTCGCCAACTTGCTGATGGAGATGAGATCTCTTATGATATATTAAAAAGAATGGCATCATTTAATAGGCATAGAAAAAACTCTAAAATTTCCCCTGAAAAGAAAGACCGCCCATGGACAGATAATGGATATATGGCCTGGCTTGGTTGGGGTGGCGATCCTGGTGTTGATTGGGCAATAAAAATGTCAAAGAAAACTCGTGAAGCTGCAGATGCTGAAAAGGATTAGCTTTTATAAATAACTATACATAAATTAACTATACATAAATATAATAAACAATGAACCTATCAAATAAAAATGAAGCTTTAGAAAATGTTGCTAAAGCAATTCTCGAAGGCAACACTATTGAAATTGAAGAAACTCTTCAAGAAGTTAACGGTGACGCCTATCGTTGGGAAGATATTAATAACGCTCTAATGCAAGCGGGCTTTGGGCCAAAGGTTATCATTAAAGTTTTAATGAAGCTTAAAGGTAAAAAGATTAAAGAAGGTGTTGAACTTGATGAAGCTACTAAAATTAAAGCTTGGACTAGTGGCGGAAGAACTGCCAATGAATATGCTGAACTAACACAATTTGCTGGTCCAAAGGATCTTGAAGATAAAATTGGTACACGTAAAATGGTACAAATTACAATTGGCAAAAAGTATATTGAACTTAATATGTCTGACGTTGACGTTCTACAAAAACTTTTAAATAAGATCAAATGAACTTATCAAATAGAAATAACAGTCTTGAAGAAGCGGCAAAGGCAATTATGAGTGAGAATGCAATTATTCATAATGATTTTCTTAATAAGAATCTCGGAAAGGAATTGGATCTTACAATTTCTAGCGTTTCACAAGTTCAAAGATCGCCTGGTAAGTTTGGTAAAGCCTGGGTTATGACTTTCAAAGGGTATGACAAGAAAAACAAGAGCGGTATGAAAGCCGAATTCGGTTTTGATCCAAAGCTTAGCAAGAAGTATAAAGCAGGAGATAAAGTTAAAGTAGTTCTAAGTAATAAACCAAACTATCCAAACATTACTTCAATAGAAAAAATTTAATATATGAATCTATCAAATAAAAACAAAAGGCTTGAAGATGCGGCTAAGGCGATTCTTGAGGGTAAACCCATTAAAGAAGAAGCAAAGGTTCTGCTTGAAAAAACCGAATTGGCTGGATGGGAAGATGGAGGAACACATGCAAACTCCACATTTAAGCTTCTTGAATTTATTGGCCCTGATGAATTGGAATCAAAGTTAGGCACTCGTAAATGTTTAGAGATTGAAAAGGTTAGTGAAAGCCGCACATCTGGTTCGGCTCGAAGAACATTCATGAGCTTAAACGCAAATGACATTAATGAATTAAGAGAGTTTTTAGCAGAATACTCAACAGAAAAAGACGAGCCAAACCTTAAGTAAGATATACATTTAGAAAAACACCCGCTCTGAATTAAACCAGTGCGGGTGTTTTATTTTAAATGGTGGAGGTGCCGGGTATCGCGCCCGGGTCCGTTAGCCGAAACTAGCGTCGAATTCTTTTACACCCCCTTTTTATTTATTTTTCTTTGGTCTAACACGGAGACTTTCAAGTTCACGAATCTCTTTTAAAATATCAACGAGCTTAGCTTCGCTCTTTTCAAGCTCTGATGATAGCTTTGTGTTTTTATATTTGTAATATTTTGAATCCCACTTAAGGCATTCCAAACGGTCAAAAATATACTTTTGTTTTAGCTCTTCTATCTTTTCCATATTATTATATTAATCTGGAACAACTGCTAAGATTTCTTCGGTGGCGAATTCGATCTCATCGCCATCACAATCTGTTCCATAAAAGCAGCCGTTTCCGCAATTCTCATTAACGATAATTTGCATACCGTTAACCATCACAGAATCACCGGCCTTAATGTTTGTAGTGTAATTTGTTTCTTTCATAATTAAAGTTTAATTAGGTCATTCAATACATATTCGTTTCTTCCAAACTTGCGTTGGATAAACATGATTCTTGTCTTTGGTGAGTATGTATTCTTAAAAGTGATTCCTGTTTCGCCTACTTTAATAACTGAGCCAAAGTTAGTTTTATCTCCCTTTTGAAGTTCAAGTTTAGCAATATTGGCTTTCAGTTTTTCGAATTTAGCGCTGGTTGTTTTTTTCATAATATAATTAATGGTTTTTATTTTTGATTTAGTTTATTTCTTAGTTCTTTACACTCTGTATTTAAATTGTGAATAGCGTAATTGAACTTTTCAATAAGTTCGTTGTGGCTTTTAATTAAGGTCCAAAAGTTTTCCTCAGTTAGTTCTGGGATACTCTTTACCTTTCCGTCGATTTCAACATTCTGTGAGTGAGGAAACTCAGTTAATAGTTTTTGTAATATTATTGATTTCATCTTAAAAAATTAGTAATATTAATCTTACTACCCAGTACCAAAAGATGGCGCAGACTATCGTCATAAGGGTGATTCTTATTAAATTCATGTCTTATCGAAAGTAAACGTAAACGTCGCAATGTGAGGCAAGTGAAACTGGGCAGAACGATCGCGTCTGTCCTAGGAAGTTGCAGCTTCTTTTATAATTGGGGTTATTCTCACCCCAACGGCCTTGACATTTTACATATTGGTTAGTCCCATAGAATGATTTTCTGAACGTAGCCAGAGATTTCATATCTTCTTCATTGTCCATCTCTACAGTAAATCTGTAGCAGTGAGTGCGATTTGGTTTTGTTGTCATAATATATTGGTTGGTTGTAGTTAGGCTGCGCAGGCGATCAAAAAGATGAATGATGCGGCGAGGATGAGAATGGCGGTAAAAAGTTCGGCTATATGAATCATGGTCGTTTTGGTTATTAGTGATCGCGATCGAAAATCACCTTGCCATTGAACTCCAGCTTTTCGTAGGCCATGATTGGACACCCGCAGGTGCCTTCGAATTTGCGGGAAACGATACCCTTAAGGCTGCATGCCTTCTTTGGGCTTTTTGAGAAGCAGACGACGGTCTCTGTGCCGCATTCCCAATCGCCTCCAAGTGAAGGGGGATTCTGCTGATGTTCGGTGTAAGTATATTTGTACATTTTGTGGTGGTTGATCGGGTTGGTTGGTGTCCCTCTCTGTAGTTATATTATACCATAAAAAGGCACATTTGTAAATAAAATAATTCACAAAATGCACATTTT